CAATCAACTTGCAGCCTAACGTTGGAAACGACCAAAACTACCTTGAAATAAATTATTCTTGGGCTAAGTCAGGGCTAGGTATCACAGACTCCTACCAAGGTAAATATGACGCTTCCGCAACGTCAGGAACCGCAAAACAGTATGCAATCAATCAGGCTGCGGGCCGACTTGATTCTAAGAGAACACTCAAGAATGAAGCTTACGCGAAGCTATACGAGGTAATGTTTAAGTTTTGGCTTGCCTTTTCGGATAGCCCCTCAGAGATAACAGCAACAAGCTCAGACGGTGCAACAATCCACGACCAGCTCGATAGAAAAGAGTTCTTAAGGATTGACTCAGCAGGAGAGTTTTATTGGAATGACGAGTTCATTTTCGAGACAGACCCTACATCAACCCTTATGCAGAACCGTGAAGCAATGTGGAACCAGACCGATATGAAATTACAGTCCGGTGCTTTTGGCCCCGTAGGTGATCTTGAAACAGCAAGGGCTTATTGGACGATTATGAAAGCTAACGGTTATCCTAACGCTTCCGTCATTCTTAACCTTATTGAAGAGAGAATAAACGAAATGCAGCAACAGCAAGAAGTCATGGAGGAAGAAGTCAATGCAATGCCCGAAATGTATGGTTGAAATGAGAGTTGAAGAGAGCGGATATGTACAGAACGAAGGAAAGGTTTTCTTAAAACAGACCTTCACTTGCAGGAACAAGAATTGTTCTAATCACGGGAAGGAAGTTAAATCAATCTACTTACCGCTCACAATTACAGATGATCCTCAAGCAGAGGTAACAGAACCGTAAAGGTTCTTTTTTTATACCTAAATTTCGCATGTGGACAGCGTAAACATCACAAATGAAAGGAACTAAATATGAAAGAAAAAGAATTACTCGCTATGAATTTGCAGTTCTTCTCAGAAGACGCAGAGCCTAGTGAGGACGTAGGCGCAAACGTTGAGGAAGTCGCCGAGCCTCAGACAGAAGCAGAAGAAGTGTCCGAAGGTGAAACCGAGGAAACCACCGCCCCTCAATTTGATACGGACAAGGCAAATGCCGCTTTTGCTCAGATGAGAAGGGAAAACGAAGCCTTGAGAAGACAACAGGCCGAGATAAATTCCCTTTATGCCGCTCAGTTTGGTAGTTACAAGAACCCTGAGACGGGCAATCCTATCACGAGTGCAAGAGACTATGTTGAAGCAATGGCAGCCCAGGAGCGTATGCAAATGAGACAGAAATTGCAAGAAAACGACATAGACCCTCATGTAATCGACTCGATGATAGAAAACAGCCCCGCAGTACGTGAGGCTAAAGCAGTAACAGCGGAGTTAAATTCATACCGCGCACAGCAGCTTGTAGACAAAGATTTTAGTAAAGTCCTTGCTTTTGACAAGACTAAATCATCAATCGACGACATTGTAAATGACCCGTCCTATAACGCAGTTGTGCAGTACGTGGAAACACACCCCGGTATGAGATTTGACGAAGCATATAAACTCGTAAACTTTGACAGGCTTTCAAGCTCAAAGGGGGCCGCTGCAAAGCAAGCCGCGATCAATGAGGTTAAATCAAAGAACCACTTGTCAACGGGAACCAGCGTTGACGTAGATGATTCTTCCGAAGAAATTCCGGCATCAATGGTTGAGCATTTCAAAGACCTCTTCCCTGAAAAGTCAATGAAGGAGCTTAAAGCCTTGTACAACAAGACTATTTCATCACGGAGGTAAATTTATATGTCAGTTACAATTAGACGCTCAAGCGAGCTTGCAAACAACAGAGAATGGGATGAGTGGGCTACACTACTCGATGCTTGCATTTATGATTCAGACGCACAGAGAAATAAGTATGACGATATCGTAACAGCTCTTACAGTTGAAAAGAACTCTAAGAGATGGGGCGAGAAGTCAATCACAATGGGCGGCCTTGGAGATTTTCAGGCAAAGGCTGAGGGCGAAGCAGCAGCTCAGGACACATTCGAGCAGGGCTATGAGAAGTTCGTACAGCACGCTACATTCGCTAACGAAGTAGTTATCTCTAAGGAGCTTAAGGATGATAACATGCTTGACGATGCAAAGCAGAAGACAGTAAATCTCGTTCAGGCTTATAAGAGAACTCGTGCTAGACTTGCAACTCAGGCTATCACAAATGCAGTTGAGGGAACATCAAGCATTTCCTTTAACAACGCAACAATCGACGTAACTTGTGGCGATAACAAGTCACTTTTCCATTCAGCACATGATCTTAAGTCCATTTCAGGAGCTACACAGGCTAACTACTTCTCAGACGTACTTGGAAGTAACACAGTTGCACTTAATAAGGCACTTAACAAGATGAGAAACTTCAAGGACGACAGAGGAAACGTTTTAGGATTCATTCCCGACACAATCATCCTTCCTGGCAACGATCCTGAGTACGAAGATTTCGTAAAGAGAGTTATCGGTTCAGATGGAGAAGTTGGCTCAGACCACAACGATATCAACACACAGAGAGGCAAGTGGAAACTCGTAGTTGACCCTGAGTGGACACCTGTTATCTCACAGAGCAATCATCCTGTTATCCTTCAGTCCTCAGAGGCACTTAAGGCCCTTCAGGGAACAAAGTTCTATGACAGAACAAAGCTTGACATTATGACAGATACAGACGTACACAGCAGAAACCTTACATACAACGGATTCGCTCGTATGTCTATCACATTCCCTAACTGGAGACATGTAATGATGCTTGGTTGCTCAGATGCAACAATGACACTTGATACAGCAACATCTTATTGATAAGGAAATGGGGGCGGGAAACTGCCCCCTTCTTTTTAAGGAGTAATTATGTATATCGGTGAAAGATTTGAAAAAGACGGAAAGACCTATGAAGTAACTTCCGTATTTGGTTCAAATTACGGTTTTAAGGAAGTAGAGGCCGTTAATGTAAACATTCCCGTATTTAAGGATGAACCCGAAGAGGAAGTAAAAGAAGAAGTCAAGGAGCCTGTTAGACGAGGCCGAAAGAAAAAGGTATAAGAAATGACTACATGGAAAGATATTAAATATACAACTTTACAGAAAATGTTTTCCATCACGGGATCATCAACGGTTATTCCTAATGATTCAGCGACTATGGAATACGTAAATGCAATGCCAGCAGCTTGTAATGAAGCGTTACAGCTTTTATCTACTGCTGGGAAATTCATAATCAAGGAGTATCGTTATTTTAATTATCTTTTCGAGAACCTTCTTGGTAAAGACACCTTTAAGGCATATTCCGTAGTAAATGATAGTCTTGCATTTTCAGCAGAGGGCGCAATGAGTTATTACTTCAATATCACGGGCCTTCCTACGTCATGCAAGCTATATGTCGGAGAAGAGGTTGTAAAAGACTTTTTCCCGGAGGAAGAAGAAAACGACTCTTCCTTTAAGACCTTTAAGGGGAATATCCCCGAAGGAGAGGGTGAGATAAGCCTTGTTATCGAGGCAAGAACGCCCGTAGTAGTAACCAACGTATGCTTTTATGATTGTGCTTTTGAAGACGATACAAAGGTACCGCCCTATGAAAAGTACATCAAGATCAAAATGTCGGACGTAGTCGATGATTTTTACCAGCTTGCGCCCGCAGAACTATACGACCTTGGAGAAAGCGGAAATGAGTATATCGTTGCTAATAAGTATTTCCAAGAGGCAGATAATACCCTTGTAATACCAAGAGAACAAGTTGGTATGTACGTGATTCATTATAGGGCATATCCGCAGCAGATTACTTTAGCAACACCTGATGATACCGTTTTATCGCTTGACCCCGAAGTAGCGGCACTTATCCCCTTGTATATGGCAGCAGAATTATATAAGGACGACGACAACGCCATTGCGACGGTTTATAGAAATGAGTTCGAGGTCGGCAGAGAAGCACTTAATCAGAGCGCAATGATACCAAAGAGAGAGAAATTCAATCCTTCTAGCGGGTGGGCATAATGAGTATTAGATTCAGTATTCCAAGAAGTCCGGCAAAACAAGTATACGAGGCTTCAAAGTTCTTAGGAGCAGACTTCACATCGGAGAGTTCAACGGTTGATGATACCAAGTCACCTAACGTTGAGAACATGATACGTTCCGTTCCCGGTAAAATCCGTAAGAGAATGGGCTATCAGAAGTTGTTTGATTATGGGGCGCCTATTTACGGAGTACACCATTTATCAACAACGGACGTATGGCTTGTTCATGCTGGAACAAAACTTTATAACTTAAGAGCACCTAAAGGTGGTGACTGGGCCGATCATTCAGAGAATGAAATTGTAGATCAGGAACAGGACAATATTGTACTTTTGAATGGTGACGTTCAGGAAACAGTCATTTACTCAGAAATGGCAGAGCATAAGTCTGTATCATTCCAGCTAGACCAAAAGTTAGTTATATTGGATGGCTATAAGGCGAAGATATTTGACGGAAACGAAGTAAGACCTATTGAGCAGATGGCCTATATTCCTACACTTACCATTTCAAAGAACCCTACGGGTGGTGGCACAGACTATGAGCCGTTAAATCTATTACAGCCAGCATTTATTGAAATGTTCCTTGTTAAGTCAGACCAAGCAAGCGTAAGGGAATTTCAGCTTACTTTTGGCGGGTTAGACGATACAGCGGTTCAGGCATGGCTTTTAAATAGTAGTGGACAATGGGTAGCCAAGACCGAGAATACGGACTTTACCGTAAACCGTACAACGGGCAAGGTAACATTTAATACGGCCCCCGGTGTTAGTCCTATATCGGGTGAAGATAACGTAAAGATTCAGGCGTACAGAACGGTTCCCGGATATGCAGACAGAATAAACCATTGCACGATAGGGGCCATGTTCGGTGTAAACGGCGCAAACGATAGATTGTTTATCTCAGGAAACCCAGACCAAGGCGAGAGAGACGGAAAGCTATTTACGTATATAAATTGTGACTGGTTTTCACAACAGTACGATCCTACATATTTCGCGGACGTATGGTACTCAAAACTTGGCTCCGATACATCGGCTATTATGGGATATTCCATTATAAACAACTACCTTGCAGCGCATAAAGACTTTAACGAGTTGTCGCAGTCAATCCTTATTAGAGAAGGTGACTTGGTTGACGATGAACCCGTATTTAAGCTTATAAACACCTTACAAGGAGCGGGTGCGATATCAAAGTATTGTTTTTCATATCTTGCGACAGAACCCGTATTTCTGACACGGTTAGGCGTATTTGCGGTAACAGCGCAGGATATCACGGGTGAGAAGTACGCTCAGGATAGAAGTTATTACCTTGAAGGAAAGCTCTTAAAAGAAGAAAATCTCGAAAACGCCTTTGCTTACACATGGAAGGATTATTACATATTAGCGATAAACGACCACTTGTATGTATTGGATGGCTTACAGCCCATGCACACAGACAAGTCAAGACCATACGCAACTAGACAGTATGCAGGATTCTACTTTACCAACATACCCGCTAGTTGCTTTTTTGAAATTGGTTCAGAGCTGTATTTTGGTAGCTATAACGGTGGAATTTATAAATGGAACACCGACGAGAAATTATTAGCGTCCTATAACGATGATGGAGAACCTATTAACGCGGTATGGGAAACAGCGGATATATCTGAGAAGTTATTTTATAAGAAGAAAACTTATAGATATCTTGCAGTACGTTGTATGCCGGAGATTTCCTCATCCATTGAAATATACGCTCAGAAAAACGGTACTTGGCAGATGCTTAAGGAAGATACACAGACACTTAAGTATTTCTCATATAAATACCTTATTTACTCAAAACTAACATACTCAACTAACAAGACGCAGAGAGTTACAGCAACAAAGATAAGGCTTAAGAAACTAGATCACGTTCGTTTCAGATTTGCTAATGGCAAATTAAATGAACCCCTTGGTATAAATGACTTTGCTGTTGAGTACACTCAAGGCGGCAACGTTAAGTAAGGAGGGTATATGTCATTTTCTAAAGTAACAGATGAAATGAGAGCGGGAAAGGGTAATGTAGGAAAGCCCGATACCCCGGAGCTTACCACTACGGAAATGCAAGAAGTAATGGATGAGCTGGGAAACCTCGCTCTTGATTTCATAAACGACCATATTGACGAACTAGGAGCAACAACGGCAGCAGCCAACATAGGGGCTACGGTTCCTAATGGCATTACCGCAAATGAGAACATACAGTCCATTTTGGCGGCTTTAGCGGTTATTGCACTAGAAAGTTCAGAAATTAAACATACCCACGCAAATAAGACCACAATCGACGCGATAACAGATACCGTAAAAGAGGGTTACGACTCTTTAGTACAGACTTTTGATGGAATCGAGAATGTACAAAGGACAATGACTAACTCAGATACAGCCGTACCCACTTCCTCAGCGGTTGAAGCCTACGTAGGAAACTACGATATTTCCGAGAAGGTATTTAACTTCTGTTATCCCATCGGCACAATCTTTATGACAACAGCAACGGTTAGTCCTGCGGCACTTTTAGGATATGGCACATGGACACAGCTAGGCAGTACGGATCAGTACGGAATTAACCGTTATGTTAGGTCAGCATAAGGAGGCGCGGAATGTCAAAAATTATGATTTCGGAATTAGAGGCTACAACACAAGCCCCTGATTCCAGTTATATTGCAATAGACGATGGAACCACCACTAATAAGATAAAGATTGAAGATTTC